GGACCGGCTTTAAGGGAGGACATGTTATTTCTTTTTGTTGGATTTAGAAATTCCATAAGCTACTTTTAAAGAATCTAATTGTTCGATTGTGCTTACATTTTTTAAATCTTCTGCAACCTTTTTTATTGTAGCATTAAGATTCGCATTTTGCTTTTCAAGTTCCTGGCAATAAAGCACCGAGTTGACTAACGCATCTTTTACTTTTTGCAAATCACTCGGTTGATCTTGAGAAAACGCTAAACACGTTGTAAGTAGCAATGCGCCAATTAAAATTCTTTTCATAGTAGCTTATGTTAATTATTCATCGTCTGTTGATAACATGATCCAATAGTTAGTTCCATTAATGCTTATTTTTAATTTAGCATCGCAAGTATCACCAGCCCCACCAGTTACAACTATTGTCCCATCAGATGTAACTTCATTTGCCGGAACCTGAACAGCTATTGCAACCATATTAGCTAATTGGCTTGCTGCTGTTGGAGCAGTTCCTCCAATAACAATCCCTAATGGAGCTATTTCTGTATATGCTGTTGTGTTTACAGCTGCACCGCCCAAAAAGACTTCAGCCATTGTTCCGTAAAATGTTCCTGAATTAGTTAATACTCCGTCTGGTAAAACTAAATTACCACGCAATCCGGCTGTTAATCCTGTGTTTGATGCTGTAGTGGCAGCTAGTTCAACGCTAAATGCACCTCCAGTCAAAGCGGTTCCACCAGAAGCGTCTCCAACCAAATAGGCACGGCCACGTATAACATCGCCACTTGGTGCCGCACTAGTTCCACTAGTTCCATAATTCACATTCATATAATACCCTTGTAGAATATGCGAAGCCGTTGTAGAAGTCGAACTTAGATAATACGAAAATGCTTTTCCACCAGCTGCGCCTAATGTTTGTGTTGCACTTGTCGATGTGCCTGCTCCGCCTAATAAACCTGCGCTCATAACAGGTGTTCCTCCTGCAATTGCATGTCCTAACGAACCAGCAATTGCTATTCCTGCCGATTGTGTTGATGTTAATTTCCAATATGCGCTTGTCGGAGTTGCATTTGCTATAAGGTCAATAGTTAATGCCTCATCGGTATCACCACCGGCATCAGAATCAGCATCTCCTTGAATAACTAAGGATGGAGTTGTTTCATTTGCAGAGGTTGTTCCGATTTCAACATTTGATGCAGTTATAGCAACAGTTCCACTTGATGTTAATGTAGTACTTCCAGTTGATGCTCCAATAGTTAAAGCACCCGTACCACCCGCACGATAAACGGCAGCGGCGTTTGCATCATCGTCGGCTGTTTGAATAGTAACGGTTCCAGAAGTTGCACGGCTTATTGTTAAGGTTCCTGAACTTACAGGTATATCAAAACAATTAGAAGTCTTAACCTCAAAAGCCGTGATTTTACTTTTTTGACTTGCGGCACTTGCAACAAATTCAACTTTTAAATAATTATAATTATATGGAGTTGTACTTGTTATACTTCCATTATTAGCAGTTGTCGTCCATGTAATAGTGCTTCCTATCTGAGTCCAATCAGCTGTAGATGTTACTCTACCATATGCTTTTATTGTTACAGATGGAGTAACCGTAACTTGTTCTAATGCTACAGTAAAAGTAAAATGTTGAATATATTTTTGTAAATTTGCTATAGATATAGTAATTGTATCATCAGCATCAAGAGTATCAGCAGCAGTAAACGTCATAGGCTTAGACAACATTGTGTATCCCGTTTTTATGCTAACAGATTTAGTTACGTTAGTAGCCATCGCTATACTTGCTACAAATATTAGCGACAATATGAATATTAATTTTCTCATATTATACAGCTATTAAAGCATCAACATCAGTAGCAACAGCAGCAGAATATATAACACCAGCTTTATCTCTTACCGCAAAGGCAATTCTTACTTTTACGATAACTGTCTTTTGGCCTTCAGTTGCATCGGTTCCATTGTAAAGAATTTCTAAAGTCATATCTTTACGTTTACCGATAATCAGTTGGCGTGAATCGAGTACACACATTGTATCTGCTGTTATGCCGGTTGTTTCATAAATTCTCAATCCATTCACATAAGTAGGACGACCAATAACATCAAATGAAATTCTGCGGTCGCTTATTGAATTATTTAGTAAGTCTTTTAACTGTGCTAATTTTTCAACTTCTGCGGAATTCATGATGACTGAATCGGGACGATATTTATTCGTCTTACACTGTGCGGCCATAATTCCAATTAAATCAATCATGTTTGCTCCTGCGATAGATGCAGCATAAGCAGTACCGCTATAATCAGTATGTTTACCCGAGGTAAATAAACCTGCTAATGCGGTTGAATCATCTCCAGCTGTTCCTAAAATCTGACCGTCAATGTTGTCCATGATTTTATCAGGGAACACCATTGATATCTCATCCAATGCCTCAGGAAGATCATCGAGTGTTTCATCTGACAATGTTCCATAAGTAGCAATGTAGAAAGATTTAAATTCAACAGTCTTCAACAAGAAGCTTGACTGAGTGGGTGCGCTGCCTTCTGTTTTTGTCCCTGCACCATCAGAATAACTGTAAACTACCAATACTGACATATAAGGACGTGTAATACCTTTTGAAGGCATCCAATCCATTACATGAGGATAAATAGTTAAAGGAATTCCTACCCTTTGCGGGTCGAGTTCGGTTAAGCGAACTGTAGCAACGTTACTCTGTACGATATTGCTTTCAAGCATATCAACAGCTTTAAGGGTAAATACGGGCGAATTTTTGTTGCCTTTTTCGGTGAAATAATCTTTTAACGAAAGCCTTTTCCCGTTGTCGTCATTTTTTTCAGAAAGGCATTCTTTCTTTTCCATAATAGCATCTTCGAGAGCCTGGCGGAATGACTTCCTTTTACCTTCCTCTTTTGGCTTGTGGGCAATTTCATTCATGGCTTTAATAGCAGCTGCATTGTCGCTGGTTGCCAGTAAAAGTTTATCAACACTTTCCTTTAATGATTTAATTTCGTCATTAGATTTAAAGGTTTCTTCAATCTTTTTATTGATTGCAGAGATTTTATCTTCGAGAGCCTTTGCGGTCACGTTATCTTTTGTTGAATCTGTGATTAACCCTTTTATCTCTAAAAGCAATGCTTCTTTTTCCTGCAATGCTTGTTTTTCTTGTTCTGTCATTTTAATGATTTTAATTGTTTGACTCCTTGTAATAAAAAATTATAATCTGGGCGAGTGCCATTAAAAGGCGGCTCTATTGTTTTTAGAGTGTCATCGACGGCTCTATTATCTTCTGGATATATTATTTCAGTAGCATCATTTGACCCCAAGAGTACCATGCTACCTTCTTTGTATATTCTTGCCTCTTCTACACCAAAAAAATATCCCTGTTCTATTGTCTTATCTTTGTTTGCAATAAGATCGATGTGCGAATCCCAATAAGCTTTATTAATAGCGAAGTCTTTATCTTCACTATTTACGGCCATTGTCACTTTTACATACATCATAGATACCGACCCTTGTACTTTTCTATGCTCCTTTAATGCATCAAGTGCGGATAATTTTTTAATTTTAGATGTATCGATTTCAAATATTAATGCTTCAGTCTGTCCCGAGTAATTTTTACCGACAAAAGACCAATCGATTAATTGTGTAAAAGCTTTAACATCTTCCGGCCATGCAATCACATCGTCTATTTTCATGGAGTGTCCAGATAAATAAAATATTTTTCCCTTCTGTTCAATAAGGGTTTTTTTCCACAATCCATCAAAATGGACATCATCATGCATGTCCATATATCGAGTAGTATTTATGACTGGATAAACACAGCCTTCTTTGGCTTCAATCCCAGCCTTATATGCATTAGCTAATTTTAAATAAGCACCACTTATGCTGATTTGTCCTTTTTCAGCACTGAATGTTTTGTCCGCTTTTTTTAATGAAATTATTTTATCCTCATTCAATTTTAATTCTTTAAATAATTCATCTTTTGTTTCAAAAGATCTATCTAATGTTTTGCTGTATATCATGATGCAATTTTTTTAGATTCATAAATCCATTTATAGCCACCATATTTCATTTACAATCTTCATTTTTTAACAACTTCTTTATCTGTTAATTGCTTCTGTTTTTTATCACAAAGATTTTTTATTTCCTCTTTAGTTGGTTTCATTTGCTGGTTCGTTAACTGGTTGAGCTGTTATTTTTCTTTCCCATTTGTACACATCACCTCCATTTATAGGCTCTAGTCCTATCAATTGTAAATATTGATTCCAGGTGATTATGTTGTCGTTATAAGCTTTATTCGCTGAACTAACATTCATTGAAAACGATGAAGCTTTTTCCTTCATGTTTTCTTGAAGCGCTGCGATATGTTTCCAACTTGTTTTTAACTCAAAGCCGTATTTTCTCATATTAAGACGCTCAGTCCAATAAGCATCTTCGTTATTAACTAAAGGAATAACGGTATCTTGGTAAAGTCTTCTAACGGCCTGTATTTGATTTTCAAATGTTGCTCCCGATGTATAAGATTTATATAACTCTGGGGGCACGCCAAAAGCGTTAGTGATAATCATTGCATTGTTTGAGAACTCATCATAAATTCCAAGCTCAGAGGCACTCATAATAGTTTTTATAAAGTCAATATCTGCGTTGACTATTAAGAATTGATTTTGATTATCAAGTATCCCATAACCTTTCTTAAATTTTTCATCAACTTCTTTTTTAACTAAATCATTAACGGGTATCTGAGAACCTTGTGCATCTTTATTGGAGTTTTTAATAATTCCCTGCATCCCTCTGGATTTAAGGATTACATTCATTGCCTCAAAACAAAGTTGTGTATTAGTGATAGGATATTTTAAATTTTCCAAACGTGATGAACCTATTATTGAGTTTCCTATGTTAGAAAGGTTTATATCATTAAAATGAATAATTTCATCAACTGTAAATTCTTTTATTGGATCATAATTTGTAAGAACATATTTTTCAATTATTCCCTGAATGTTTACTTGGTCATAAATTCTCCCAGTTTGTTTTATTATGGCATATTCAGAAGGCAAGTTATACATTGCCTGAATAGTTGTTATGTCTGTATCAAATGCTTCTAATGGGTTGTTGGCATATATATAATTATTCCCAAATGTGAAAAACATATACATACGCTCGTAATTAAACTCAAATGCTGATTGCAAAGGATTGGGACGTTCAATAAATAACCTTCTTGCATTCTTAATTCCTGTTTTCCCAGATGTCCATGCGATTTCATTCCCATTTAAATCAACTAAATACTTTTGACCATTGGCGACCGCCTTTGCTAGAATAGAAATACACCCATTCAATACAGGGTTTTCCGCAACCGCTTGCCTGTATTGTGATGGACTGTTTAAGGATAACCAGGCTGGTTTATCTACTAGATACTGATAATTAGAGGTAGCTATATTAGACCGTGCTATTCCTGCACGTTTAGAAGACCAGTCTGCAATTGTTGACCAGAATTTACTTGGCATCTCAGATATTTAATCCAATAGCAAATGTATAACGTTATATTGGTTATAATATATTGATTTACAATGTTGTGCGTGTTATGCGTATAGGCTGTTGATAAAATGCGCATAAGATATGCATAATATGCACAGCAATTAGATTAAAGTATATTACTTTTGAGGCAATAAATAAGCAATATTAATTAATAACTAAAATTATGTTTATACATGAATTAGGGTTAAAAGCAAAGGACAAAATTACCGGAATCGAAGGCATAATCGTTGGAAGATGCGAACATCTTTTTGGTTGTAACACATACGGCATTGCACCACAAAAAACAAAAGAGGGCAAGCGCCTGGACACTGAATGGTTTGATGAAGGAAGAATTGAAATTATCGGTAAAGGAATTGAGCCATCAAAAGTAAAGGTTGAAAAACCAGGATGTGATTATAGGGAACATCCGTAAAATAAAATTACTACAATATGCAAAAAGACATAAATAATTTACATCTTTCAATCCCTCCGGCATATCAAGAATTAGGCTACAAATTAGCTTTTAGAAGAACAGGAAGCAGAAATCTTTCAGCTTTATTTCGGCTTTTAGTGGTTAAGGATGCAAAGGAAATAGGAATGAGTATTCCTGAGGATATAAAGAAGTATGAGTAAAAGTAATTTACCTTCAGTTCAAATCGAGAATCCATTTACTCAGGAAGAAATAGAAATTATGGATTTACTAATTCAGGCGCACAATAACTTAATATTGCATTAAAACTATAAAAATGACTATTCATTTAGCAACTAAATTAACTAAAAGGCGCATATATTGTCTTTGCGATTGCAATACCTTTCAAATAGCAACCCAGCAAATAGATTTAGTTAACTGCGAAGAATGTCTAAGGTTGTATAAACTAAAAAGCGGATATGGATTAAAATTATAACATCCAGACAGAAAGCCATGTTAAAGAATAAATAGAAAGTTATTCGTTATTAAATAGACTTAACTTTTTTTGTTTATTCTTCCTTAAAAATACCGTAAAACTTTTCAAGATATGCCGCTAAAGAGCACAGCGAATCGGGTGCGTCATCTTCTTTATCAGATGTTTTCATTAAAGCGCAAACCTGATTCATGAATTTTTGTAGTGTTGGGTTAGGATTTTTAGGGAAATAAAAGTATTTTTTTATTAATCCTGAATAAGATATTATCCTTCCCATCTTAAATCCTTTGGATGGAGCGCCGAAAACTGTTAAGCCTGGTATTTGTTCGTTTAATAGATTGTTTTTGAACCACATTCCAAAGCTATTGGTTTCAATGTAGATATTGCTTATTTTATGTGTTTTAATTTTATTGATTGTTTCAGGATAGTATCTTGTTAAGTCTAGTGTATTGTCAAATATTGCATCAAAAATATAAACCCTGCCGTTATAGACACGCCCTATTGGCAAAGCAAAATGATCTGTTCCCGTATCCGCTAAATCAACAGATGAAGCAATGAAATATTCCATACCTTCAGGAAACTTGTCGTATGTTTTTAATGAACTATTTGGAAACACCAATCCATCAACTTCAGTTATCCATCCACCAAGAACTATATTGTTATACTCGTCAATGTTTTCTAATTTTAATTTTTCATAATCTTTTAAAATATTCTTAGGCATTTTAGCAAAATCGCAATCTAGGTAACTTGA